CGTATCCGCCGAAATCAGGTTCCATTTTGACTGTCTCCTTCCAAATCCTATCTAACGCTCTTCTTGATGTTCTCGTATTCCGTTTGGTATGTCTTCTCATACTTCGAATTGAGTTTAGTCATCGCTGATTCATAAGCAGACTTAGCTTGAGCGATTGCGTTCTTCAGATCTCCGCGAACTTTCTCACGTTGAACAGAAGTATCATCGCTCTTCTTCTCTCGCTGAGTCTTCGAATCAGTTGTAATGGACTCTCGCTTCGATGAAGCATCCTCACGGATCTTAGCTACCTCCCTTGCACGAGCCTCACGTTCTTCAGGACTCGCTCCTTTGGGAAGTTTTGGCAGGCTCTCGAGTTTTCTCTTGACGTCGCTAGATAGTTCTTCTCTGTCAGACTTAGTCTCGGCGGAAAGCTTTTCTCGCCATGCCTGAAGCTTCTCAGTGATCGCCTTCTGGCTAGCGGCTGCTCGCTCTCTAAGCCTTTCAGTTTGGGCTGACCTGCCGGTCCGCAGCTTCTTACTGTCGGTCTTCTTCGAGGTTGAGATGTTTTCCTTGGTGGCCCTCCAGACATCCTTTTGGTTTTTGCTCATGCCCTTGGTCGTTCGACCTGAGAGCTTCCGAGTACGCAAGTAGTACTCGTGAGCCTTTTTGGGATCATAGTATTGAGACGAATAATGAGCAATGAAGTCTTCAACTTTGCTCATAGTTACGCTCCATTGAGAATGCTGTCAACACTCGCATCGAGTTGGTTGAAGATCTCGTTGACCTCGTCCGAGTTGTCCGCTGAATCATCTCCAGTCGGAGCACCAGATGATGCAGCACTCTCCTCAGCCGGTGCTGGCATGTTGCTATTACGCAATTCGTCAGCCTTAGGATCCTTGGCAGGTTTGATGCCAATGATAGAACGAATCTCATTAGCCGACATGATCTCATTGCGCGTGAACTTGTCAGCAATCTCGGCGATGTTGTTGATCGGAACCAACTCGAATGGATTCGCGAAGAATTCAATCGACTGATGCTGAGAACGAGCTGTCTTGGTCAGGAAGGAGCGTTTCATAGCTTCTTGAATCGCTGTCAAGATTGGCTTGATTGTCCGATTCCTGTAATTCAGCATCGTAGCCTCATCAGCTGTGCCATTCATGATCTCCTCGGTAAGACCGAGCTGACCATATAGCATAGTTGTGAGGTATTCGATCTGCTTGAGTAGCTTGTTCTCGACAGGACGGTTGAGCTGAGTGATCTTCTCGGTTCCATCCGTGTAGGCAATGCCGTACTGGCTGCCCTTGAGCTGAAATTCGATGTCTTTCGCTCGCTTCTCCGCCTGACCGCGTCGAGCTTCAGACTTGACAACGTATGGAAGCTGAATAATCAAGTCAAGCTTGCCAGATCCCGATTGTTCGTCGATCGCATCGAGCAGACAGAGCTTACGAATCAATCTTTGGAGAGTTGAGTTCGGTGCATTCATGATTGCATAGAGAGGATTCTCAGCAATCGCAACCGTTCGCTTCTCTAAGACAATATCCATGCGCCGGCCATACTCAGGATCGTCATTATAGACACTCGCACGAATATGACGAGGGAACCACTCCTGGATTTCACCGACACGCATCGTTTTGATGTCAAAACTCCCCGACAATCTAGGATTAACAGTCGTGTCCACTGGGACGATAGCCGCTACGCCCTTTTCGAGCATAGTGAAAGCAATATCCTGCCGGAAAGATTGAGCTCCTTGGTCGATGTTGGCTTCAACCGTAAGGCATTGATTCAAACCGCTGTCGACATCTTCGAGGTATCGGTCGTTATCATCGAGACGAACGTGACGAATATCATTTGCAGCTACATCAATGCTAATTCGAGTGAGAATAGCCGTGATAATCGACTGTTCATTGTAATGACGGATGCGGAGACGATCAGGTCGGAAACTATAGCTTGGACCGAAGCCGTCAACTGAGTTTTCTGGTCGGAACTTCTCTTCATTTACGAATGCATTCCAAGCGTGCTTCAATCGGCTCATGATGCCAGCCATATGTCACCTCCCCTTTTTCGAATCGAAATAGGCGTTTCTAGTTTCGATCATTCGAACGCCTCCTTGTTAAGCTTATAAGCTATGTAGGCGTCCATCATAGCCGCCACGTTGTCAATCTTCTCTTCTTGTCTCTTCTTCAAGAGTTTGCGGTTGCCATTGGTGTCCTCAAGAGTAATAGCGTTGCCCATAGCGAATTGCATGAGCGCCTGATCGAATTCGAGCATCCGTTCAGAGGCCAAAATCTTGAGCTCCCCAAGAGGAACCGACTCAGTCTTCACACCTTGAATGACCTTCTCGATGGCATACGGCCCGTTCTCCTGCTCCCAGCGAGTAACGAACTCCTTGGCGTTATACGGGTCGAATCCGAGGGCTCGAACGTCGTACCGCTCGTTCTCGATGAATTTGTCGAGATCGTCATAGACCTCCATCGTGTCCAGAACTGTGCCTGGAAGCACATGGAGACTGCCTTCAGCCAAGAATTCGTCGTACTTCTGGCGCATAGCTCCAGGAAGCTTCATTAGAGTCAACTCAGTAATATAGCTTCGAGTCTTTACGCCGAATTTGTCATTCGCCAGAGGGAATAGGAATGTAAATGCACAGAAATCATCACCTTGTGAGAGGTCTGCACCGAGCGCGCACGGCATCTCCCAGAAACTGCGCTTCCTATGTGGAAGAGTCTCATCGTAGGTGAAGAAATATGTGTAGCCTTCCATCGGTATTCCGAAGCGCTTAGCGAGAATGTCATTCCGAGTAGCCGGAGCCTTCTCAGCACGTTCGACATCTGCTTGATAAGTCTCGTAAGAGACTGTTTTACCGATGTTGGGGTTAGCCTTCGGCCACATAGCCGGATTGGCAACCTCTTTCACATCGTCCAAGCGATAATACCAAATGGAAATATGAGGAGCGTAGTACTCGCCTTTGAGAATCTCCTCCAACTCGAGTTTGATGGTATCACCCGATCCATTACGGACTGTACCTTCGGAGCTGATTGCTACAATCAAGTAGTCTTCGTTGCCGGGGTCGCCCTTGGATGCCCCTTGCTCAATGGCTGAGACGACGTCCTCACGAATATCGCCTGAAAGCCATTCATCAATTGTAGACACCTTTGGGCGAAGCCCCTGCAACTTGTCGATCGTCATAGGGCGAACCTCCAACAGCGATCCTGTCAGGAAGTTCTCGATGCCCTTCTTAGTGGCTGCGAGTTTGACACGATTGGCACGAGAGCCGGTCGTATTCTGCAATGATCCCTCTGTGAGGAATTTGAGCAGCGGTCCACGCGCGCGCGTGATAGCCGTACGGAATGGCGACATGATCTCTTCAGCCTGCTTCATCGTAGGAGCAGTTGTGATCTGATGAGTCGTAGATGTGTCGACATTCAGGAAATACGCATGGATGCATGATCCATACATGGATTTCGCAGCGCCTCGAGCGACGATCAAGTATTGCTTGGTGATCAAACGCTTCTTGATGGTCCGCACAACAAAGCGGCCACCGTGATTATCGGGATACGGCTCGTAGACACTACGTTCTACGAAGTAATACCAACCAAAAATCTGTTCAGCCCAGAGCTTGAAGCTGTCGAGAAGATGTAGATCTCGCCCATCGGTCAAAACCAGCTCGTTCTCACAATAGAGAATGAATCCTTCTACGGCTAAGTCGTCATAGTAGAAATTCGGATTCTCGATGAGAGCGTCGATCCGGTTCATCTCCATGGCGATCTTCTCATTGACCGGAACATCACCTCTAAGGACAGCTTCTCGAAACTGCCCATAGTAGATCGGAGTTGCCGTATTGGATAGCGCCATCGGCAAACCCCTTTCTACTTCGTGAGCTTGCTCTTAATCGCTTTGCCCATTGGAGACTGAGAGAGCGCGTATGCTGTGCTGAGGGTTGTCGCGATAGCCAAATACTTCTTGACCTTGTCGTGACCTCGGTCCACAGCAGACTTGTTCAGCTCGCCCATTTGCTTTTCAAGACTCAGACGATTGATGACTGTCTTCATCTCTTTGTTGGAGAGCGTCTTGGATGGATTCTTCTTGAGCTTGCGGGATTTGGTGTAATCCTCAGAAGGCTGAGAACGCTTCTTGGAGAGCTCCGCAGCACTTCTACGAACCCCCCACTTCATTCCCTTTACGCCGTAATGCTTGAGCTCACTCATCGAGACTTCCATCGTTTCTTCATCCCATGGAGATCCCAACTCATACTCCAATCCCGCATAGTCATCAGTCCAGAAAGCGATCTTGTCAAAACCGACGTAATTGATTCCTGGGTATTCCCTGGTATCCTTCTTAGCTGGAGTCGCGGGGTAGCCCAATGTCAGATGTGGCGTCCATTCAGGATACTGATCGACGGAATCGAATGCCGCTTTGATGTATCGATTTGTGAGGAGGTAATTCCGGAACCGATTAACGTTACGGACGTCCATCTTATCGAAGAAGACCACATCTGCATCGTCATCGCCGAGCGTTCCACGCTTAATTACGGATGCGAAGAATTGCTTCATCGTCGTATTGACTGTATGCTCGACAAAATCAGCCATGAGAGCTAACTCTTGGCCAAACTCTTGCTCGCCAAGATATAGAATCGTCATGTGAGGAACCTTCTCGCTAGAGACATTCCACACGTAATCGTCTTTCTTGGGAATTGCCACAATCGCAAGATCAGACATCATTCACCTCCTCTTCTCGCTTGACGTTAATGCGCCATTCCAGTTCTTTGTATTGGTTTGTCAGCGCTTCAATCAGGTACGAAGTTGTAGGTGGATCGAAAAGGAGACGAACCCGAAGATAGATGTATGTCTTCACATCGTTGAGGAGAATATCTCCTCCGAGGAAGTCATCCCATGTCTCTTCTTTGCCTTCAATCATGAAACCTTCGTCTGGGCCTATGCCCAGCTGATGAAGGACATCCAGAATCGTATTGATGTGGATGATGATATCAGTATCGAAAGCCGTATAGTCTTCTTCAATACCGAGAATCTTCTTCGTGCTTGTAAGAATACTATCGGCCATGCGGTTCACCTCCCTTTAATCAAAGATTGAAGAGCTTCGTCCAATCATCCCACCAGACTTGACCGAAATATGTTGTGTTCGGCATGTGAGCCCGCTGGAAACGGGACACTGCCTGAGAAGTTGCACCTGTGCCAGGTCGATCGTTCGGCGTATCGAAGATCCCATCAGCCCAACCACTGTTTGGATTGGTCACACCAGGAACGAAGCCACAAACGATGAGTCGCTGTTGTAGCCTCTTGATGTGAGGACGCTCCGAAGCATAAAATCCGCCATGAGAACGAGCCGGACCGCTGTAACTGCCGAAGTACTGATTCGATCCTCGCGAAATGAGCGAAGGAACAGCCAGTCCTTGGTAGATCTTGTCCCCAGATGGAGTCGACGGTGTCGGAGCCGGTGCAGGAGTTGGCTTCGGCGTAGTCTTTCGCCCTCCCAGATTCGGAAGCTTCCAATTCGACTCATCATGGCCAGGCGCGCCGTGTAGAATTGACAGATGCACATGGCTTGTGTGAGGATCCGTTCCGGTGTACTTAGTCCAAGGACCGTAGTTGCCAGAGCCGGTTCCAGATGGAGTCGTGATCAACCGGTTCGCAATGATATAAGCGATGCGACGATCACGTGACGCGTAGAGGACATCCGAAAGATGGTCCGCCGAAAGTCCGACAGACGGATCATTGGTAATGTCCAAGGCGCAGACCATTCCCTCAGCATCAGGGTTATGATCTGACTTCCTCGCAGCATGCGAAGCATCTCCAATCCATCCATCGGAAGCCTTGTTCCTATTCGGGAACGCCTCATTGATCTGGTCGCGCAACTTTGCGAGCGCCGGTGCCAAGAAGTAATTCATTCTCGTTCCTTTCTTTCACCAAAGCTTTGTGTCTCCAGGTTGACGAGGCTTAGGCAATCTTGGAAGGAGACTCGCATCTCCGTAATGTATAGCATTGTGAGTATGATGGGAAACACTGATCAAAAAATTCGGATCGAGGATCTCGTCGTTGCCTTCAATCAAGTCTTCAGGAAGCAATGGGTTCATGTGATGGATAGTAATCTTCGCATGGATCTCTCGGTCGAGAATTCCTAAATCGCATCCTTGGTCTCGCGAGATCACAGCGTACCGAACTTGCTTCCACTCCCTTGATGAATAAAACATTTGATTGAGATAGCGATCGAAACCGAACGTCTCTCGACCAACTGCTCCGTTCAACTTCAAATATTCGAACCGCTCTTCGAAAGTTTCCAATCTTCGGAGCTCTCGATAGCTTCGTTTAATCATCGAACATCTCATCTGGTCCGTCGATGGGTGTTTGACCCGTGTATTGACTCATAGCGCGGATAGCATCGGCGTAAAGTTCTTCGATTCGTTCCGCAGCACGAATAGTTTCGGCTTTGATGGCCAGAAGTTCGTTCTCTCGAGACAAACGTTCTTGTTCGAGCTTCTCTCGAGACGATCCGAGTCGAAGAAAATGTGTGATGACTTGAGACGAAGCTTGCCCAGACCGAATTTGCTTCTCGGCCAAGTCGACGGCAGCAGATATGAGTTGGTTCTCACGTGCTTCAGGTGTAGTTGCAGGAGGTCTCGTTGGCCTTTCATGATCATCTTTACGACTTCTGCCTGCCATGTGACCTCCTTTCCACGACCTCTAATTGCCCTCCCCACAGCCAAATATACCGCCGGGGGAATTTTTAGG